TTAATGGTATTCATTAAGGCTGTTTTAGGATCCTTTGCAGCGTGACTTGCATAGGTTTGGTAGATTGTATTAGCCAGCTCCATTCTTTGCTGTCTCTTTTGCTCTCTCTCTTTTTTCCTGTTGGACTCTGCAATAATACGCTCTTGCTCTGCTAATGATTGTTGTGCATTAATGTTACCATTGGCTGCTAAATCTCGATAGAAATCTGCTTGCTTTTGGGCAGCTGCAATCTCCTTATCTATCAATGCAATTCTATCATCAGATTGTTTCTTTAAAAAGTCAGTTGTTTTCTGTGCGAAATCTTGAGTAGTTTTCCATCTCTCCTCATTTGCTTTTTTATCCTTTTCAAGTTGCTCCTGTGTTGCTTTGTCCTCCGCTGCTTTTATTTCTTTATTTCGTTTTTTATAAGCCAATGCAGTGAGTTTATCATACTCCTCCTGAGTAATTTTCTTCTCATCTAATTGGTTCTGCAATGCCCATAACTCATCTTGGTAAGCATCTTCAATTAGTTTCTTATCCTTTGCAAGTCCATCTTTCATCAAGGCTGTCTCTGCATCTCTCAATTTCTTTTGAGCATCATAAATTCTTTGATCATCTGCAATCATTTGAGCAACCAATTTAGCCTCTGCCTCTGCATCAATAGCATCCCACTTGTCATTGATTTCTTTTTGCTTTGCTCTGATACTATCTTGATATTGGGCCTGTAATTGTGCTAACTTAGTTGCCTTATCTTTGTCATCTTTGAGCTCTTCTTTGGCATCCTCTAATTTACGCTTGTAATCAAGGGCTAATGCATCTAAATCTTTTCTTCTGCTCTCTTCTCTAATTGCCATTTTCTCATCCTCTAATCTGCGTTGGATATCAATCTCACTTTGAGCAGTATCATTGGCATTATTTATTGCGTCTTTTGATGCATTTTTATTACCTTCTTTTTGGCTAAGTATCAATCCATCTCGCTCTCCTTTCATTTGTGTAACAACTAACTTTTGTGCATCAATTGCCTTTTTACTTTCCTCATTTATTGACTTTGGATCAAATAATAAACCAGATAAAAAGTCAGCCCCCTGAGCAGTCATCTTACTAATTTCTTTATTGATATTTGTTGTTGCAATTTTACCAATCCCCAATGCCTCACTAACTAAGTTGGCAGTCTCAAGTACAGCATCAATTGGTAAGGCCATGGCTCTAAACACAAGCATGTAACCTTCCAACTGCATTCTAAAAAACATTTCAGCATATCCCTTATTCCTTACAGCCGCATCATATTCTAACTTAGCAGTCATTTCAAGTGACTTCAATTTGTTTTCTGCAAGTTTAATATCTGTATTAAGTTGATTAATCTTATATTGAATAATCTCCTTTTCACTTTTGCCCTGTAGTTTTAAAGTATTTTCTTGAGCGTTAAGCATCTCACCTTTAAACTTATTGGCTGCAATATCTTTATCCAGTTGTTGATTGTATTTCTTTTGCTCTGCAGATACACCACCAACAGCCGCCTTAATATCATCCCAATAAGCAACAACAGTACCCAATGCGACAACCAAAAGTCCTATACCAGTTGCTGCAATACCTCCTCTAATACCACTCAATGCGGCCTTAGCAGATTTGCCCATGGTTGTGAATCCTGTACTCCCCGCTGCAACAGCTGTATTTTGAGCATTTTGAGCAGCTGTAAATTGGAACATCTTACTGATTGCCGCTGTGAATCCTGCCCTAATCTCAGTAAGCATGTCACCTAATCCTCCTAATGTCTTTAATGCATCACCTAATCCCGCAAGAGCCTGGAGTTTTGCCATGCCAGCAAGTACATTCTCATTCTCAACACCCAATAACATCATACTTGATTGCACACCTTGGAAGGCAGCCACACCAATCTGCCCCGCCTTAGCAACTGAGCCGGCAAAGTTTTCCATTCCACTACCTGCAGTGGCTTTTACTACCGCATTGGTATCTGCAATCTGGTCCTTTAATGCACCGGCTTGCTGTGTCATTTGTTGGAATCTTGGATCAGATGCATCCATGTTCTGCAATTGCTGAGTTAACTCCCTTAATTGTAGCTTTAAACTCTTTGTCGCACCCTCATAATTACCTACATTTCTGAAATTATCACCAACTGATTTGTCGACATCTTTTAATTCAGCATCTAATTTTCTCGCCTCATTTGTAACCTCAACAAATTGTTGTTCCAATTTAGCAAATGCAGCTGTACCCTGTTGGCCAGACTTTTGCATCTTTAGTAATTCAGCCCCTAATTCCTTTGACTGATTTTTTACTTCACGAGTAGTTTTTACAAGTTGTTTGTAAGCACTCTGTTGATCATTAGCAGCCTTAGCATCTTTTGCTGCTATTTGTGCAGCCTTTTCTGCCTCTTTATTTTTACGAGCAAGTTCCTGAGCCTGCATCTTTTGGAGCTTGACAATTTCCTGGTCTGCCTTAATTTTTTGTTGATCTGCCTCTGCTTTTAACTTTTCAATTTCAACAGATTGTCTCATTAACTTATTAGCCTGCTCAGTGGCCGCTCCAAATTGCTTTAATTGAGCTGTTGATGCCTGAGTGTTGGCAGTTAATTCATTCTTTAAACCCTGTGCAGTGGCTTTGAGTTCAGCCTGTAACTCATTAAACACTGCAAGTGTCTTAGTTGCTGAATCCCTAACTCCTTTGAACAGATCTTCCTGCTCAAATAAATCACTGCTACTTATCTTTTTTGCCATTTTGTGCCTTTAAATAACGTTCATATTCTCTTTGTAGTGTAAAAAATTCCTTTACACTTATCTCCTTTGTCTTAATCCATTGCCCTAACCACTTCGACATGTGGATTAACATCTCATCAATGCCTACTCCACCGCCTGCAGTGTTCAAAATGTTTCTCAATCTGGTCTCTTCCATCTCTATCAAGGTCAATTTAAACCGATCACCTGTAATAACATACTCCAGTTCCTGTATTGCCTTGTCTTTTATCACTTTCAATATCTTTGCATGGACCTTGGAAAGTCCAAACTCCTTAATGTACTCATCATGGAGCTGTTCCCATGCTATCAAATCATTCTGTTCTGTGCCCTTTTCAGCTCTTCTAACGAACTTTATCTCACCATTCAGACATTTATACCAATTATAAATTGGTAAGTCCTCAATACTCAGATAATATCCTTCTAATTTCTTTATCGTATCTCTCGAGGAGTTCGACTTGAAGTTTGTTTTTACTTTCTTCAGTAAGTCCGACAATATCTTCTCCATATTTTAAAAATAAATCTGTGCCTGTGTCTTTAATTGAATCTGCATCTATCTCAAAAAAATCTTTTCCCAACAAAAATACCATACTTCTGTAGAAATCACCAGTATCAAATAATGTGTAATGATCGCCCGCTTTTTTCTCTCCATTAGACAATAATTCAGTTAAATATGAATATGAATCATTGCCTCTTGTATCTGTAATTCTTTCACCAGTTCCATCGAAACCTTTAATTAACTGATCACCTTGTATGTATTCTACAATGATAGTAGTTTGTAACGTCTTATCCAAAAAAACTCTCTTCCAAACCTCATCTGGCTTTAAAAAAGCTGCAATATTATCCAGTAAGTTGATAGCCTCCTCCATTTCAAAATCAAAGGTATAAAAAAAGACTCGCACATTTCTGCACGAGTCTCTTTTTTGAGTTTATAGTTTGAACTATTATACTGTGAATGTCACAGATCCAGTGAATCCATCCTTAACAACTGACACTGTATAAGTATCACCTACTGTAAGTGATTTTAACAATGTGTAAGTTCCTGCAGGTAATTCAGATACAGCTGTTGGAGATCCTAATGACAATTGGTTGGTTACATCAAATATCTCCCAGTCAGACGTAGATGTCACACCTTGAAGTAAGATAGGGTTCAATGCTGTACCATAATCAAATGTCGCCTCTAACACAACTTGTGAAGCAGATGATGATGTCTCAACTAAGTTAACATCAATCAATCCAGTCAATGTGTTGAAGTCAAGGTTTGCCTCTGTTGCTGTAATCATGTACATAGTTGAATCATCAAACAAACGATCAAAGTCGAATGTTAACATGATTTTCTGTACAGTTGAATCAGTTGCGAACATAAATGTAGGGTTCCATGATTGGTTGTCTACAGGGATAGGATATAAATATCCATTCACTTTTGAACCAATTAAGTTACCTGTTACGTCAACAACGTACACTCCGAAGTTTACACAACGGCCTGCTTTCATTTTACCTAATAAGGTTGGAGTTGAATCCTCTCCCCACAACTCACCAGTGAATGATCTTTTACCTTCTCTTAAGAATGCCATACGTCCTGAGTTAGCCTCTTCAAATTGAGACTCTGCCTTTGGTAATTCTACATTCTCAAATGCCGGTAAAGGGAACCATCTCTTTGATGCATCTGGCTCATTTACTAAGCTATTCCATGTTGGAAGTGGAGCAGATAAATCTATCCCGTTCAATGTTCCATCATTGGCATTCAATGGAACCATTATTAATTTACTTGTTACGCTCTGAATAGGAACGCACCCTGGTCTCCCTGTGTTGCCAAGACCAGCATTACAATTACATCCTGCCATTTTTTCTATTTTTTAGCATTTACAATTCTGTTTATATTTCGTTAATTTTATTCGTAGCTCAACACCACTCAAATTTGCATCCAATATGTTTTGAAAATAACCATTTGCCTGCTCAGTTCCAAACCGAGTGAAGTTAACAACCTCATAGCCCTCCAGAGTTTTGTATGATGGACTGTTATCAATTACCTCAATGAACTTGCCAGCGAGCTTACTCATTGGAACAACAACATTATCAATGTGGTCCTTAGTGTAGTAGTTCACAATGTCAGTCTCATCAAGGAAAAATATCCTTAAATCACTCTCCCATTCGTAAACACTTTCACGTCCAAACTTTTGATATCTCACATCATGCAACAACCATACTAATGGAGTCTTTTGTGTGAGGTCATTGCTGACTGCTGTCCATTCATTATTGGCTGCTATCTTAGTTCCTGGCACAAAGTAAGGCTGTGGAAGTGTCAACACCCCTGTGGCATTACCTGCCTGAATCCACTCATCTGTCTCAATGGCTGTGATTAACAATTGACCATTAATAGGATCTGTGATATACTTTCCAACCCTCGCATAGGACGTATCACAAGTAATTGTCTTTTGCTGAATTGGATCATACAACCCAAGTATCTCATTATCTATCTGAGCAACTAAATCCTCAACTGCCTGTGATACATCCTGTGTCATAACCAATATGCTGTTAATTTAGGAACTCCTCTGAACTTTCTATAATCACCTATGCCAACATATGTAAGCTCTATTGTTGCATCATTATTCCCACCTGGTAAAGTGAACGTGTCACCTATTGTGTAGCCGGTTCCTGTTTGTGTTATGGTAACCTCATCAACTACTCCTGAGCCATCCTCTATGATGTCAACTTTCAACCCTGTGCCTGTGCCTCCCGTTAAACTTACATTTGTTTGATTGACATATCCAGTGCCCCCACTTGTCAAATTCAGTGTAACTGCCTGACCTAATGGGGGAGCTGTGGTATATCTTATGAAATCTCGAATTGAATTATAGGACCGTATTGCCTCATTATAGCGAG